ATCTTGACAAGGTGGGCAAACAGATTCTGAATTTACCGGATGCAATTATGTATCAAGTCAAGATCAAGTACAAGGCTTTCAACGAGGCGGTTCTGACGCGAGGGGCGGTCCGCAACGGAATCAAGGCCAATTGCGTATTCCAGGCGTGTCGGGAGGCGGGCGTCTCAAGAACCACACAGGAGATTGCCGACGCGTTTGGGATCCCGGCCCGCGACTTGGCGCGAACATTTGATATGTACCAGGAGCAGCTGCCCGAGACGGAGGTGCACATCACGACAGCCGCTGATGTGATCCCGCGCTTCTTCAACGACATTACATGCGTTCCTGAATCGCAAAGAGGGCGGATCAAGATGAAGATTATCAACGTCGCCAAAGAGATGGACGAGTGTGTGGAGCTGCAAGGGCGGACACCCAAGGCGGTGGCGTGTGCGATCATCTTCGTGATCCTCAAGGAGATGAGCATGACTCCTGACAAGGCGGAGTTGTGCAGAATTTGCGGAGTTTCGGTGCCCACTTTGAGCAAGATTGAGGTCCTAGTTCGCAAGTTAAGGAATAGTAATGTTTAATGCACAATGAGCGGACAGATTACTCTTTTCGTAAGCACACCATGTTATGGTGGAGTTTGTCTCCAGGCCTATGCCGAGTCCATGCTTCGTCTCCAGCGTACATGCGCAGCGAACGGTATTCAGATGATGCTCGACACGACCGAGAACGAATCCCTTGTACACCGGGCCCGGAACCTGGCCGTCGCTCGGTTCTACCAAAAGTGCACTCAGGCTACCCACTTTCTGTTTATTGATGCCGACATTCATTTCGATCCAGAATCAGTCATCCGTCTCATCAAGTCTGACCACGACGTGTCCGTCGCCTGTTATCCCAAGAAGTGCGTGATGTGGGACAGCGTCGATGAGCACTTGAAGAACGGTGGGACGGGTCGTGACCTTTCTCGGGTCGCAGCGTCCCTCGTGATGAATTTCAAGCATCAGAATACCCAGATTGTGAATGGTTTCGCAGAGGTGCTGGACGGCCCCACGGGCTTCATGCTCATCAAGCGTGATGTGTTCACTAAGATGCACGAGCGGTATCCAGAGCTGGAGTGCGTGAATGACCATCAGAATCGCGATCTCGAGAAGTACGTGGCCGTTTTCGATTGCATGATCGACCCCGAGTCGCGCCGGTACCTGTCGGAGGACTACGCCTTCTGCCGCCGTTGGCAGCAGATGGGCGGGAAGATTTACGCCGATTGTATGACCGTCCTAGGCCACGTAGGCAATATCCGGTTTATTGGAAACTTGGAGGAGCGGCTTAAGGCTTAGAGTCTATTCAAAATTAATGGCCGTTCTCCATGTATGTGCCGTCACACGTAACAAGTCAATCAGTGCCACAACCCTGCACACCATGATGAATATCCACATGCTGTGCATGATGCGTGGGACCCACCTGGAGGTTCACTTCGTGGACAGCAAGGCGACCCTCCCCAAGCTCATCAAGACTGGGGAGCGCATATTCTGGATGGATTATGGAACTAATTTGAATCAAGAAATCCTTCACAAGGTTCTAGACCCCTTTGACAAGGGTGTCCAGGTTCTGGTCTTCCCTTCCGTCGTGGAGGGGATCAACTGGGATCAGTTTGAGAAGAAGACCAAGGCGGGTTCGACCGAGTCTGCGGGTCAGCGCGGTCTGAATTTTGACACGGAGGTTGGCAAGAAGTTGGCGCCGGGTCTGTATGAATGTGTGAAGACGTCGGCGCGGGTGTGGGCTATGGACGCCAAGCCGGTGGACAAGAAGATCCGGGGTGGTAAGGACCCCATCAAGCTCCCCCTCGAAAATAACGAGGAAATGTTCGGGACCCTTTCGAAGATTGGGGTAAAAATTGGTGTGGCGTCCGAGGCACTGGTAGTGTGCCACTACGTCCATGAGTGTTTCGGAAATATCCTCGAGGCTGCGGGTGTCAAACTCGAGCCCTAGACGCGCCTTAGAGACTAAAAGCGAATTTACATTATGAATGAATACATAAGGGACGCATGGAAGTCGACCGAATCTGGTCGGTTTCCAGGGCCCCAACCCGTTTCCATCGAGCGGAGACACTTTCCTTTACTGAAACGCCAGCCCTATTTCGTATGTGAAAAGACTGATGGCGTCCGTCAGTTTTTGATCAGCAACACAGAGGGCACTTTTATTGTGAACCGTGCGTTTCAGGTTGAACCAGTCAAGATCAGGATTCCAAAGGACACTTTGCTCGATGGCGAACTCGTAACTCTTAAAAATCAAAAAATGGCTTTCGTGGTTCACGACGCAGTACTTGTGAAGGGTGAGAACATCATGCATCTTCCTCTCGACCAGCGGCTCGAAAAGGCCCGAGGGATCACGAAGGGTATCATCAAGACTGCGGCGGCTCCGTTCGATGTGAGGGTCAAGAAGATGTACAGACTTTTCGAAGAGCAAATTCCGGATCTAAATTCATTCGACTATGAGACTGACGGAATCGTCATGACCCCTATCCGTGAGCCAATCCGGATGGGCACCCACGAGACCATGTTCAAGTGGAAACCTCGGGAACGCATCACGATCGATTTTCAATTGCAAAATGGATTCGAACTTTTTGTACAGGATCGGGGGGAGCTGTACAAGGAGGCTGAGCTCCATATACGGCACGTGCGCAAGGACCTGCCTGACGGCACTATCGTGGAGTGTGGTTACGGGGATCTCGGGTGGTTCGTGGAGAAGGTCAGGACTGACAAGACCCACTCCAACAACCGCCGCACATATTTTCGCACTATCGTGAACATCCGTGAGAACATCCAGCTCTCGGAAATCGTGTGATGTTCTGGACACGATACACACACCCGTTCTCAATTTCAAGTCAAAATGGCCAACCGTGGAACCGGGGCAGGTGGAGCCAACACGACCAAGAATGGCGGTGCATTTGAGAATGTGACGTGGAACGGAGACCGACTCATTGCCATGGGCTTTATTAACGAAAAGTATTATTTGTGGAAGAAAATTGACTCGGAACGTGAAATCATTTTTCTTCCTCAAAAATCTCTCAAACGTTATTGCAAGGAAAAATTCAATGTGGACCTCTTCCGCAATCCAGATGAGGCCTATCTCTTCCGTAACGGGTCCAAATACCTTTTGAAAGTTCTTGAGAAAAAGGCGCAGAATACAGAGGGGAGCGTCGATACCAAGTTGTGCGCCGATACGTGGTTCAAGGAGGAGTACCAGGAGTGCCTAGGACCGAAGTTCACCATCGAGTACGCCTTCTGCATATCGGAGTGGCTCCAAGAGAGATACCTATCGCTCAAGGGAAAATGGCCCGTCATGCGGCGCCTTCATGAACGCCACGGCACCACTGTGCTCTTCGGCGATGACCCCGACTACTTCTCCAAGCTCGATGACTGGATCAAGACTTCGTTCGTTTGAGCCGACGGGTCCTTGGAATTGATGGCGCGCCGAGCAACTACAATTTCAGTTGTGAATTGAGGTTCGGGAAACGCATCCCGAACGAGCAACACGTTCGCGTTGCTAATCAGGAACCCACATGGTAAAGACTTGCTCATACTAAAGAGGAGTTCGTGCTCATCCTTTCCAAACCCAGATTTGGTGTAGGCCACAAATGACGTGGCATTTTCAGGAGCGTATGGAGGGTCCATGTAAACAAAGTCGAGCCGGTCCTTCACGCGCTCAAGAGACGGCTTGAATGATTGACACGTGAATTTAACATCCTTAATTAATCTTGAAATCTCGCGCAAGTTGTCCGCATTATAGACTGTGGGTGCTTTATTATGCCCAAATGGCACATTGAACCCATTAGGACCTTCACGATAGAGTCCCCGGAATCCCGTCTTATTTAGGTACAAAAATCGAGCCGGAGTCGGTGAATTATTGAACTCGGTTCTGATTTCATAATACCTTTCCTCGGAAAGGTCCCGACACAAGAGTTCTAGGTCCCGAATAAGCCCCTCTGGGTCTGACTGGACCTTTTGGTACAATGCGACGAGGTGTGGATTTGCGTCACTGGCATAAATAGTACCCTTTACTTTGATAGTCTGAGAAGTCAATACTCCTAGGAACACACTCCCACCACCCATGAATGGTTCATGATAGTCATTTATTTCAGATGGGAATTTAGAAAGGACTTTTTGAAGAATCTGTGTTTTACCACCTACCCATTTTAGAAAGGGTTTCATTAATAATATTGACTCGCATTTCTTTAGGTTATGGGCGATACCAAGCTTGATAAAACTCGCTTTTGAAATGAATAGGTTCCACTTCTTTCACCGTTTCGTCGTCCTTCAGATACCACTTGTCAAATCGTCTCACGAGTAGCGCATAGTGCCCCCCCATCTGAACCCCTTGGTGCAAAATACATGCGAACAGTTTACGGCCTTCAAATTCGAAAGGAATTTCAATTGGAAATTTGTACTCATACATTGAGAACGAAAAGCTTACGATTCTGGGCCACTTGGTGACCCGGTGGCGAATGGCAGCCACATCGTGAGTCTTTCCGTGTGAATCCACGTACCCCTCTATGTCGTGCTCCTCGAGGCGGTCATCGAGGAGGTCCTGAAGGCGGCACGGTTCACTCACATCCAGGACTAGCGTCGTAAAGGGAGTTTTCACAGTAGACATGCCTCCAGACCACAGCGTCTCCTGTGAATCCTCTCCGTTGAATATTTCCTGCACAAGTTCCTTCCCTAAAGACATTTCAAAAACGTCTATGAGCAAAAGGACAACCTCCTGAGCATCGTGCTGTTGGCCACCAACGAACTGGGGAAACCGGACCCTGAACGCCCCGAGAAGGTCACTCGGGCTCACGGGTTCTGAACGGTCCTTCAGAAATAATTCCCTCGTCAGCTTTTGATACTCACGAGTGATCTCACAGGGCCCTTCGTACGGCGGAAGTGAAAAAAGGTGCTTTGTGAGCGGCGGGACGTGCGCCAGGCACTGAACGGCCGTGTTAAACCAACAGGTATTACCCATGTTATACATCCCCCTCATTTTGTACCTTATTTAAAACGAGGTTTTCTTCTCTATGTAATTTCCAAAAAAATCCACCCGCTGATGGTCTTTTTTCCCTTGCACAAGCGGATATACTCGCCGCTGCGATTCCAAGCTTTTCACCGGCACCTTTTAATGAATTATGAATTTCTATTAGAATTTTCTCATCTTTTGACCATTGTTCTACTTTTTTAAAATGAGCTTCGCCAACCATAATACGAATAGCAGTTGAACGTTTTCGCCCCTTTAGACTTTCACTCAATTTTCGTCTAGTTTCAGGTTGAATTTCTTTATTTTTGTTCCCACCATGTTCTATATTATAACCATGGGGTGCTAATGTATTTCTTTCTGAAATTTCCATTATTTCCCGCCGGTCCAGTTCTTCCCTCCAACCATCACCCTCGGGTACTTCGCATATAGTAGTAAATTCAAACTTATCAATTCCGTAATTATGTATAGCAGCTTTCAAGCAACCTCGCGGTTGACGTTTATGTTCGCTCCATCTCTTATCCGCATTTTTCTTTGTTGTCTGTCCTACATAACATTTACCATTGACCTTATTGCTGATGATGTAGATCCAGCCCATCCTGACATGCCCTGAGAAAATAATTTGTAGAACTTTCGTCCGCCTTGGGTACCGGAACTCACCCCCTATATACGTATATGTATATAATGGGTCAATTTATTTTCTAGTATCCTCAATTGGACAATAAAGAGTTAATGAAACTTCTACTTATTCTTGGGCGGCGATGGTCTCTTCTTGAGCATATCTTCCGGTGTGATGGTCGGCTGACGTTCGGGAGGTGGCCAATCTTTAGCCTTGGGGAAGAATTTGGCCGCCCGTGAAGCAAACCCGTCTGGGTCCATTGCTCTATAAATTGCGCAAGTTTTTAAGGAGTGAATGTAGAACTCGCAATCATCAAGGTTTCATGTCTCCTGTGCTTCATATTCAATAGGTAATTCTTTAGAAAGTCACGGACGGCGATGTAATAGTATGACAAGGGCTCGATGGTCCCTATCCAGTGCTGATCCTTGAGGGCCACACCTGCGACCATTGCCACCCAATCCTCAAACTCTTTGTACCTTTCCCAGCCTGAAAGTTCAAGGAACGGCCAGAGACGCTCGTGGAGTAAGAGGAGTGTCAAGATGGTCAGGTCGTGGATGTTCACAACCTTGATGACGCCCTGACGCTTGACGTAAATCTCGTTAGGGAAGAGCTCGACGTTTTTGAGAACGATACATTTGTTCGCTGGGATGCTGAAGACCTGCTGGAGAACCGTCGAGATCAAGAGCTTCTTGAGACCGTCACCACCTGGACCCTTTACGTGACTGAGGTTCATATAATCAAAGTCGTTAATGACCACGCCCTCGATGAACTTAGGACGTTCCCTGAGATACTCATGCCCTTCTTGAGGGACGCACGGGTTCCTACGTGCCACGTGTCGCTTGTAGGATGTCGTACCCGCGCGCTCCTGGGAAAAGTCCCTCTTACATAGGGGGCACACGAGGCTCTCGGTCGTCTTGGGGCGTCCCATCCTGACATGGCCTGAGAAAAAAGTTTGTAGATTTTTCGTCCGCCTGGGGTCGGCCAACTACCATGGCCTACTACACTATATGCTTTTCAAAATTACTCTTTCCTAGTATCTTCAATTGGGAAACAAAGGGTTAATGAAACTTCTACAAAAAAGATGTGATGTCCACGTGTTAAAGTAGTCATGCTCTTACATACTAAACAAATGAGCGCTCACCAGATGGCTCACCCTCTCTTTGCAAAGTGGGAGCCTCTGATCCGTAAGCATTCAAACAAACCCAACACCGAGATCGAGTTTCGCTTTGGGCGCCCTTCTGGAAAAGGGTTCGACACGAACGTAGGGTCCGCCTCCTTCGATAAGGTGATGAAGGCCCTGCGCAAGTACGACGGCTGGGAGTCGACCAAGCACACCAACGCGACCGTGTACTATTTCGAGGGCAACAAGCGCCTCACAGTCGACGAAGAGACGGACGAGCAGGTGGGTCACATCAAGAAGCGTGTACTCGTTGATGATTTCAGTATGGAATCTGTACCTTTCGACGTCCGCCTGGGTGTGAGCACCGAAGAGCCTTTCGAGTATGACGGCGAGGAGACGAGCACCAAGCAAACGACCAAGGAGCGTTGGTCGTTTGTCCGGAAGAATCTGTCGATCGACATGACCATCGTCAAGGGAACACCCGATGACAAGGACTCTGACGAGGACACGACGTATCAGATCGAGATGGAGATCATCGACCCTTCTCAAATTTCAGATGACGATAATCTGTTCAACTTGCTCCACAAGATTTTCGACCTCATGAACTGCGTTTAGACGGCGACGTATTTGAGCCAGTTGTTGCGGAACTTGGCATTGAGACCCGCACGTGCCAGACCCGACCACGTGTATGTGTTCTTGGGTCCGGTAGGTAGCCCCATATTTGTGATTGCGTTATTTAGGTTCTGAATTGATGTGCGGTTGCGGGGGAGGGCATATTCCTTCTGGAGCCGTGGGCTCTTGGAAGCGTTGTACTTCTTGGGCTTTGGGCTCTTTTTAGGGGGTGGGGATCTCTTGGGAATGGATGGGGTTGCGCGACGCTTGGGCACATAAGCAGGGATCATGCGTTTCTCACCCGTGATGACGTTCTCCACCTCACGTGCAGCACGAGCGGGGCTCATAGGCACCTCGCGGTTTATCCAAACTCTCACCGCCTCCTTGATGTTCTTCTGAGCGGGTTTGGGTTTCTGAAACGCCAAGTTAATCAACAAGTTTTTGTATCTCTGAACCTTGTTGGTTGGCATCCAATTTGGAATCTTAATTCGTGAAACGAACCGAGCCTTGGATGGCTCGTTCTTGCGTTCGGACGCCGTCTCCTTGACGAACTTTTTATACGCTTGGTTCACCGCCGCCTTGAGGGGCTTCCCACGTGCGCCAACGGGAAGTTTTCCATAGATTTTCATAAAGATATTCTCGTTACCAGTGCGAGAAAGGTTGCCTAGATTCTGTCCAAGACGGACTGCGTATTCAAACTGGAGCGCCAAAGCATTGTTGTTCGAACCGGCAGACGATGGGCTCGGCGTCGCCTTGCGTGGAGGGCTTGGGGGCGCCTCCTTATCCACAGGTTTCTTACCCGCCACGTAGGCTCGAAGGGTATTGAATTTGTTAGCCTTGACGGTCGCGTTGTATTCTGTATGTAAATTAGCAGGAAGAACGGCCTTGGCTATCTTGTTCTGCTCCGCCACAGAGATGGTGGCCCAAGCGCGTCGGGTCTGTATGCCCTGGTTCGTAGTCTTCTCAACCCGCCCGTTATTCATGAACTTGTAGAATGTGCCGTTCACAAACACGTCGTATGAACGATTCAGTTTATTGGTGATACCCGCCTTATTCTGAATAAGGCTGATCAAACGCGCAGGTGCCATCTTGGCATTCGCCTCTGGGATGCCCATGTTCCGGGCGATGCCCAGAAGCTCCGCCTTGGTGAGGCGCGTAGCTTGGCGGTTATTGATGCGTATGACACGATTCAGACCCATTTTCACGACGTGCTGCAGACCTGGCTTGAACGCCTCGTTGCCCAAGGTCATCACGTTGGTCTTGACGTTGGCGCCAATCTTGAAAATCTCACGGACCGCCGCAGGGATGTTTCGACCGGCGTCGGTGTACGCCTTTATCACGGTCTTGCGACCAGAAGCGATTCCGGCCGGAATTGCGAACCAGTATGGCTGTTTGCCCGGGCCGGGACGGACGTAAAAACCCTCTTTGGTCGCATTCCAGCTCGGCGCCCGGCGATTCTTTGGACCGGCTGGGGTCGCCACCGCCTCTGTAATTGGAATTCCAAGATTCCGGAAGATCTTCATAGTGTGGGCGGGAACTGGAACACCCGCCTTGGCGTACGCCTTGGCCACCACGACCGCGTTCTTCTTCCCGAGCCCCATGGGACCTCTGTTGATCACCTCACCAGTCTGAAGTTCCTTCTCCATCTTGCGCCATTTGTAGAGGCGGGGCTTTCCATTTGTACCTGGACGCACATAAAACCCAAGGGGAGGCTTGGAGTTCCATGAAGCGACTAGGGGGTACCGGTTCGCCAACTTCGCCTTCTTGTTGTCTCCTCCTTTTCCAGGTTTCTTTATCGCTGGAGAATTGGCGAGGTTGAAAGCAAGGAATGAAATCATCTCGTATTTCTCAAATAGCTCCTTGAAAAGCTGTCTAGGCGCATCGCGTTCGGAAGGATCTTTGATACCTGTGAATAACACGGTGCCGTTCTTAAAGAACTGATAGGTCCATTTTGGTTTGTCGAGTTTGAGGACCACTGCAGGGACACCCGCCATTTCGGGGTTGTATGTCACTTTTGCACCCGGGATCTTCTTGAGTTCGTCTTTGAGGTCATCGAGGGATACGGCCCTATTTATGTAGAAAATTCCGTCAATCTTTTTATAAGTTGGGAGGGCCTTGAGCAGAATCTTTGGGGCCCAACCATTCTTGACGATGGCCAAGAGAGCCTCCTCATAGTTGCCTAGCCCCATGACATCGAAATAGGTGTCGGTCATGACGATGGTCTGCTGGCCGCGCTTGGCAATGATCTTCTTCACGTCTTCACTGTCGCCGATCCATCCCTGGCCTGGGACCCAACGCACCACGGGCTTTTTAAAAGTCTCCTTGTATCCGGTAATGTCGGTTAACCCCTTGGGTTCCGTTTCGAATACAGAACGAAAATTGGTTGGTAATTTAAAAGTGACAATTTTGGCCGTGAGTGCCGATGAGGACGCCTTCCAACCCCCCTGATTACTGTTACTGAAAACGCGCTTGGATCGCCATAGTTTCTGGAACTTGGTGATCCGAGCGTGTTGCATACGCTCCTGCTCCGAGAGCGGGTCCATTATTATTTTCCTATATTTTAATCTTGTGGCACAAAGTCAAGACCGAAGATGAACGGTTGCGTAGAGTATGCGCTTCCATTGTAAATCTTGGAATCGACGCGGACCTCGAGTTCCTTGGCACTGAAAGGCCCTGCGTAAAAGTCCTGATTGAACCGATGAGTCCCGAGATTGTTCTGTTTGCAGTGCTCGTTGAACCGGGCGATGAAAAGCGTCTGTGGGATGAAAAGACCTGGGCCAAACTTGAACTTCTCCGAGCACAGAAAGTGCTGGAGCGCGTTCGTGACCTGTGCAATCTGGCTCTGGACCGTCTTGAAGTACTTGGGGAGAACGTTCCAGATGTCCTTGTCAGAGTACTTGTGTGCATAATCAAGATAGGCCCGTAGGCACTTGCACAGAATCGCCGGAATCTCCTGCTCAAGCTTCTGGTCCAGATGAGGGTCAGCATCCGCCACTTGCCGACCAAAGTTCCACGTGGCCAGACGACGCAGGATCGAACCAGAATTGTCCTTCCAGTTGGGAACCTCATTTCCTCCCAAAATTCCTGGCGTCTTCCATTGCATACTCAGCGCCGTCTCATTCTTTCGGGCCACCGACACGTCCTCACCAGACACGAGCGACTGGAACTCAGCCTGTTCGAGCTGGAGATCGCCCTTGATCTCGGGGCTGATGAACATGAACCCACGATAGATGCTCTGAAGACCGAATTTCTTTTCAATATTGTTCGAGAGGGTCGCGACGTCTTCACACTCGTAAAACAGCTTACAAACCTTCGTGATGAGGGTGGACTTGCCCGACCGCGCGATACCCTTCAGAAAGGGAATCACCTGCCAACCGTCCAGCTCATTCACCTCGAAACACAGACGGCCGCAGAAGACGTACATCCACTTACACACATCAGCATCGAACTTCTGGTAATCCAGGACGCGTTGCATGTGAGGCGTGGGAATGTCGTACCAATCTTCTATCTCCTCGTACGGGTCGAAAGGCAAGTCAAAGTACTTGCAGCTCACCAGGGTCGGGTCCAACTCACGGAAATCCTTTGATTTATACGGGTAAAACTTGATTTGATACTTTTGTGAATCTGCATCCCAATCCTTGCCGACGAGGAGGCCGTTCGCAAACGACCAGGTGTGCCGATCCTTCTTGATCTCTGGAAACTGGAAATCCTTGCAGTTTGACAGGTGGCGCACCACGTCACTCACGAGTCCGCCGCGGCTCGTCAGATTCTTCCACATCTCGGGGTTGTCCTCCTTCTGGGTCGTGTCGTACACAAAGTCCTTGATCTCTTTGACCTGCTTCCAGGCACGGGTATTGCGAATCTCGATACAACACTGATCACGGTACCGCCGGTAGCCCTCGTCGTGAGCCTGATGAAGCAGAAACAGCAATAGCTTCTGGTAAGGCGTGTTGGACTCGTCATCCTTCAGAGAAGAGTCGTTATTGTCGATAGCAAGAGTTGGATTGTTAATACGGTTGAAGCGCCGATCCCAGATTCGGAACTGATCGAACATCTCTTGGCGATCTACAATCAGACGACGAACCCGAAATTCGAGTGTAAACTCGTCATCATTCACATCCTTGCTCGAGCGCTTGTTCGCATTTAGATTATCCACACGCGTCAGCAGGGTTCGGCAACTGTTGATGAAGCGCTCCTTGCGCGTCTTCACGTGTTCTACGATATATTTAACCGGATAGCCATCCGCATCACGCTCCTGGTCATTCAGAAACAATACGTACGCCCACGACTTGTCAGCCGCGAGTGTATTTGATCGAATGTGAAAACCAGCATCGGTCTCTGCTTGAGTTATTTTTGACTCAAGTTCCTCGATCGTCCATGAATTGACTTCGGTGCTCTGATAAGCCATCCGAATTTCCTCATCGTGTTCGGGAGTAATCTCCTTCTGGATTGTGTGGACTTTCTTGGCGCTTGACATTACTAAGAATGGGGCAGACTTTTTTAAGCGGGTGCGGCAGTGTACTTGGGCTCCGGAATGCATGAGCACGGGGAAGCCTTGGAGACGGCACTCAGGATTTTGACCAGGATCTTGTTCTGCATCTCGAGGTTCAGGGCGATCTTCTCGGTCGCGTCCTTCAGGCCGACCAGGGCGGTGGCGACCGTCTCGCCGTCCTCGGTCGACAGGAAAGCACCCAGGGCCTCCATGGGATCGCCAAAGTCCATCTCGTCCATCTCCTCCATCTCGTCCAGGTCCTCCTCCTCGTCCTCCTCAGGTGGGGGGCTGGGTGGTGGGGGGCGGGGTACACGAGACATTTAATAGGGCGCCAGAAAATCGGCGCGTCTCCTGGGCGCACGACTCGGCTAAAGAAATCTATGCTAGTTTCAGTAGTGCATGCCCTTTGTGTATTCCATAAAGTGTAAGCTCGAGCCATTCAAGGAATATATAGGTCAAACAACCCAGGACGACTTTCAAATCCGCCTGAACGGTCACATCTCTGACGTAAACAACGGCAGAAAGCGCCATCTATATAACGCCATTCGTCTACATGGATGGGACCAATTTACAATTGAAATTCTTCATAGTTTCCCCAGGGAAGCCGACTGGCAAGAGCGCCTGGACGAGCTCGAGATTCAGGAGATTTCTCAGCGTGGAACCTTGGCCCCAGGCGGATACAACAACGAGACGGGCGGGAACAAGAACAAGGTGCTCCACGAAGACACCAAGGCGCTGATGAGCTCCGTCCGCTCAGGCGACCGTCACGCCATGTTTGGGAAGCACCACGACGAGGAGGCTCGTGAGTTGATTAGGTTAGCTAATCTAAAATCCGTCCAGCAGTGGTCCAAGGATGGCGCCCAACTCCTCAGGACGTTTGTGTCGATCGAGGAAGCTTCGGGGGGTAACGGGGCCTTGGCCGTGAACATAGGCCGTGTATGTAACGGAAAAGAGGGACGAAAAACAGCCGGAGGGTTCCATTGGAAGTTTGTGAATCAGGCCGAACCCCAGGTGGACAACAAGGTTCTGAAATTCACCAAGATCCAGCAATGGTCCTTTGACTTGAAGACCCTTGTAGCAGAATATGATAATATAAGGGAAGCATCAGAAAAGTCAAACACTGATAGGTCTCATATAGGTCGGTGCTGCAAGGGAAGGGGTCGCTCAGCCGGTGGGTTTAAATGGAAATCCGTCTAAATTTTTTTCTTGGGGAATAATACAAAGCGAAAATGGCCGGCGGGTTAATGCAACTGGTTGCTTACGGTGCTCAGGATGTGTATCTGACTGGTCAGCCCAAGGTGACCTT